CACGATCTTTTCAGCCTGCTCGAGCAGTCGCTTCCGTTCGTCACTGAGTCGGAGCGTCGTCCGCTTAGTTGCCATATAAAGGGATGTATGCACCGGGGGCCCTAGAGCGTTGTTCTCGAGTGAGGGACCGATCGATCGTATATAAAGGGGGGTCGCGGGTGCGACGTGATCGTCGCGACGATCGGCGTCGACGGGCTCGATCTATGCACGCTGGGGTTCCGGTGAATACGCTCGGCGTGCATACATCGCGTCGGTCGTATACATCCGCGAGCAACCCCACGGGGTCGGCCTCGAGGACCACCTTGCACGGCTCTCGATCTAGAAGAGTCAGGACTCGACAGGGGTCAGGATGAACGACCCCGTCGGAACGTGATACGCTATCTGCATCGGCGACCCCTGCTCGAGACCCTCGTTGTCGCTGAACGGAGTCGGCAGCAGTCCGTAGGCGCTGCCGCCCGACTCCTGAACGCGCCCCATTCCGCAGGGGATCGTATCGCCGTCATGATGGGCCTCTGCAGCCTGTTGGGCTCGTTTGGATGCTGAGGTACTCATATCGTTTCCCAAGGGTTGCATCTACTAAAATACGTGTTCGACTTGATATTCGTGTACCTATTCAGGTTCCAATTCTGTCACCTGCCAAGTACGTGACCGCTGTGGTCCGGTGCATGGGTGACGCACTAACCCGACCCGACGAAGTCGATTCGCACAACGACCACGACGCGACGATCCTCGAGTACCTGCACGCACAGGCCGCTGCAGCGGAGCGACAGGCCGAGGCCCTCGAGGACATCCGCGACCTCCGGGAAGCGAACAACGAGCGACAGGCGGAGTTTCAGGAGATGCTCGAGGCGCTCTTCACGGAGGTCGGCGCAGCGCCCGGCGTCGACTTCGAGGACCATGTCTGAGAAGGACATCGACGAGGTCTACCACGATCGGAACCTGCTCGCGATCGGCTTCGCGACGGCCGTCGCGACGGCGTGGGACTCGGCCGCGGTCGGCTACTACTACGACGGCGAATGGCCCGTCGTCTGGGCCGAGACGCCGGCGGGGCAGAAGTCGTGGCACGTCACTCCGGACCTCGAGGATGTCCTCGAGCGATCGACGCTCCAGGAGGGACGGCCGCCGACCGGCTACGACGGCCACGACCGGACCCTCAAGAACAGCCGTCTCGCCCGCTATATCACCGGTCAGTATCCGTCTCGAGTATGACGGATGAATACGGAAGCAGCGGGACGTACAGAAAACGTCCCGTCGAAATCGAGGCCGAACGACTCGAGGAGCGCGTCGAGATCGACACCCGCGAGGGAACGGTCGTCGGCGAGCCCGGCGACTGGCTCATCACCGGCGTCGAGGGTGAGGTGTATCCCTGCAACGACTCGATCTTTCGCGAGACGTACGAGCCCGTCGAGGTGGACGATGACTGAGCGGTTCGAATTTGCGACGAAGCAAGCCGCCGACCTGTTCCGGGAGGAGAACGAGGAATACCTCTGCAGCGACGACGACCGGCGGCTCAAGACCGTCGCTCTCTCGTCGGACACTCCCGAGCGGGTCCTCGAGGAGGCCGCGATCGAGACGGCGGTCACCCGAGCCGAGCGCGACGGGACGAGTCAGCTACCCCTCGAGGAGGACGAGCGCGACGCGATCGACTTCAGCGAGGGGCGGGCCAGCGTCCCGTGGGCCCGGTCGATCAAGGCGATCATGCGGGCCGAGGGCGTCGACGACTGGCTGTCGCATCTCGACCCGACCCTATCCGTCGACGAACACCGCGAGGTCGCGAAGCGAGCGGCTCGCGACGAGCAGGGCGATCGCCTCGACGCCGAGGACTCCGTCGACGATAAGCTCGCATCGGTCGAGGGGTTCCGTGACGGTCAGTGTGGGACCGCTGAAACCCACTGCGAGGACGGAGACGATGAGGCCTGCGAGTTTCTGGTCGACGAATGCGGCGTCGACGAGGACGAGGTTCAGTCGCTCCTGACGGACTTCGACGAGGAGATCCCCGAGGACGAGGTCGAAGGGCGCTGGCTCGGGGCCCTCAAACAGGCGTGGCAAGGCTACTATGCCGCGACTCATGCCATCGAGGACGCAATCGAAACGACTCGCGAGGCGCGACGGGACGCAGAGGCCGCAGCGAAGGCGATCAATGGCGTCCGCAAAGCGCACGGACAGGACCCAATCGAGGAGTTCCGCGACCTTGAGGAGGCCCTTTCGAAGCTCGCTGCAGAGGGTTCAGTCGCGGCCGACGCCGGCGACACCGAGCCGGAGGACGACCTCGAGGACCCCGAGGTCCTCGAGCGAGATGTCGGCTCGTGGGTCTTCGAGGGCGACGACGACGAGCCGAAGTGGCGGCTCAAACGCGACCGGATGGACGGCGGCGAGTTGCTGGTGACCGTCGCGACGGACGGCGGCCGAGCGGAGGTCATCGTCGGGAACCTCGACGAACTCGTCCGGGAGGTCCTCGGGAACTATCCAGCCCGGAGAGAGGCCCTCGAGGCGGCCGTCGAGTGGATGGAGGACCATCCCGACGGCGTCCCGACCGAGTGGTTCTACGGCACGGACGAGGACGACGCCGGCGACGACGATCGTCGCGACGATCAGGGCCCGCTGCTGGCCGACGATCGTCATGTCGAGGACGACGCCGGCGACGACGATCGTCGCGACGACGGGCAAGATGCCCTGCTCGAGGACCTCCCGGACGAGGGGGACGACGGCCCCTCGAGGGAGTTCCGTGCGGCCCAGCAAGACGGCTACCTCCGACAAGGTGACAGCGACGATCCCGACGAACGCGAGGGACTCGGCCAGTTCGGAGCGAGGCGCAGCGACACGCAAGCACTCGAGGACTTCGAGAGCGACGCATGACAGGCTATTTCTGCCCCGTAGAGGGGTGCGTGAAGCACGAGGACGAATGGGACGACGACCAACCACCGTTTGACGACGAGGCGGGGGTCAGGGGCCACATCAACGCGATGAGCGACGCCGCTCACAAGCAGGCCCGCAACGAAGGGGCGTGGGTCGAGGCCCCAGAGGCAGGGAAAGCAGGGGACGGCGAGGGGGACGAGAGCGACGACGACCAGCAAACCGACCAGCAGACAGGGGGCGATCAGGGGCCCTCGAGCGGTGGGTCGGACCCCTCGACCGGCGGCTCGGACCCCTCGACCAGCCCCTCGAGCGACGACGACATGACCACGACCAACGACGACCAAGGCGACGACCGGGGAGAACCGGCAGACAGCAGGGACCCGTGGGACCCAGACGACCAAGGGAACGACCAGCAGACAGGGGGCGATCAGGGGCCCTCGAGCGGTGGCTCGGGTCCCCCGACCGGCGGCTCGGCCCCCTCGAGCGGCCCCTCGCTCGGCTTCCCGAGCCTCCGGACGACCGCACTCCTGATCGGGGCGGCCGTCGCGATCGCCGTCCTGATCCACCTGTGGCGACGCCGGCGCTCGGACCCGATCGATGTCGACTCGGCCGACCCGACTCCGGACGACGAGGACGAGTCGACCGGCAACGCCATCGACCGCGAGGCCGGGGGTGGGCTGCAGTGAGCGACGCCGATCAAGCCGTCGACGAGGACGACCTCGAGGACGCCGGCGACGAGCCCGAGCCCGAACTCGAGGGGGACGCATACGCAGAGGTCGACCCGGAGATCGCCGAGCAGGTCGCTGCAGCCGACGCCGAGGACAACGCCGGCGACGCCGGCGACGAGGAAGACGTCGACGACCCAGCGGACGATCCGGACGCCGGCGACGGCGCGGATGACTCGCCGAACGACCTCACTCCCGGTCACATCTACTGCAGGGCGCTCGGAGCGGGTGCGACCCTCGGACAGGAGCGGATGGGGTCGGGCGTCGACGATCGAGGGGATGCGATCGACGAATACGCGGAACTCGCGAAGCATCTCGACTTAGATGACTACTTCGACGAATGGTATGCGGAGAACTGGGGCGGAGATCCCGACCTCGGGCCCGGTCAGGGGCTCGTTGCGTTCACATCGCTGTTCGCGGTGATGGTCCTCGTCGAGGACGCGGAGATGCTCGATGGCGCGATAGATTCGATGGACGACCTTTCGATGGAGGAAGCATGATTAGAGAGATGGCGACCGGCGGAGATCCCCGGAAAGCGATGGCAGAACAGTTCTTCAAGAGCCAGCAAGCCGAGGCGTTCCTCTCGATCGTCGCCCATCGCGAGCGGCGGATGATGGAGGCCGTCGCCGACCTCCAGGAGGCGGCCGGCGACGACATCGAACCCATCGAGGGGCTGCCGTCGGTCGACGACCGCGTCGGTCAAATCCGCTCGATGGCCCTCGCGATGATCGACGGCTCGCTCCCCTCATGGTACGTCACAGAGGCGATGCACGACCTCGAGAATCCCGAGGAAGCCGCTCAGTACGCCGATCAGACGGCGGAAGAGTGGCAGGAAACCAAAGAGACGTGGGCGGAGCGATACCGCGAGCAGGGGCTCGAGGGCGGCGTCGACGAACTCGCGACGGCCCACGTCCGGGCACGCTTCGACGTGGACGACCTCGAGACGTTCCGCGAGGCCGTCATCGAGTGGTCCGACGAGAGACGCCAAGCCGTCCTCGAGGAAGCACTCGCCGGCGGGCTCGAGATGGCCGAGCAGGGCATCTACGAGGTAGCGGAGGACCTCGAGGGATGAACCTCGCGTTCGGTGCCCGGACGAACTGGGGGAAGAGCTACGGGCTGCAGGCGTACACGGAGCGGAACGCGCCGGAGTACGACCGGACGATCCTCGTCGACTACAAAGACGAGTACACCGGGCTGGTCGAGTCGGGACTCCTGCAGCGGCTCCCCATCCGACCCGGAACGGAGAACCTGTCTCGGGCCCAGTGGCGGCAGATCCTCGAGGACAACGGGAACCTGCAACTCGGCCGCGACGGGATGACCGACGACGCCTGGCGAGAGACGATCGCGACGGTGATCGAGGCGCTGGCCCAGCTCGAAGAACGGACGTTCCTCGGGTTGGACGAGGCCCACCGGCTCGCGCCGCAGGAGAAGGGCTACCCGGACGCTTTCGACACGCTCGCGACGACGTGGCACGGCGACGGGATGGGCGTCGGGTGGGTCACCCAGCGATTCGCGAAACTCGACGAAGACATCGCCTCGCAGTGTCAGGCGTCGATGCTCGGCGGCTTCGGCTCCGGGAACGACCTCGACAAGGTCCGCGGGATCGTCGAGTATCCGGCCGACGTTCACAAGGCCGACGCCGAAACCTGCCCGCGGACGCTCCCCGACGATCTCCTCGTCGACGGCGAACCGCTCACGCTCCGCCGGTTCAGCGACGACGCGGGCAACACGATCGGGTCCGAGTGGATCTACTCGGACGACACGACGCTGCAGCGGATCGACTCGCGCGATTGGACGCTCAACAGCACGCACTACGGCAGCGACCGAGTCCGGATCAAACACCCCTTCGACGACTAACTCAGAATGCGAATCGACGTAACGCTCCGCGGGAGTAAGGCCGAACAGTGGAACCGGATTCAGGAAGAACTCGAGGAGCGGCGCGGCCACGAACTCAAACGGTCGGAGGTCGCGGGGATCGTGATGGCCGACTTCGAGCAGAGCCTCGAGGAGCCCGCGGATCGGAGTCGATCGCGACGGTGACGGCGGACCGCGGCAGATCGCGGCACCGTGCGGCGCTTGGTGTCGGGAGAACGCGGTTCTAACGCGCTCTTATATCCGATTTCGGCCGTTTGGTCTGATCGCATGGCAATGCAATTTGATCAGGCCACGGAGGTCCTGACTGACAGTGACGTGTGGATGGATGTCGGCTTCGTCGCGGGCGGCTACCTCGTCCCGTACCTCATCGACACCGCGACGGGGACGATGCTCCCGTCGGAGATCTTCGGTATCGGTGGGATGGCCGTCGGCGAGATGGTCGTCAACAACCGTGCATTCACCCTCGGATCGGGCGCATTCGCCGTCCGCGAGGCTGCCGAGCGATTCAACGCGCAGGGCATGATCGAGGAGGTGCTGGCGTAGATGAGCCTCCAACTCTTCGCGGCGCTCGGCGACTCGAGCAAGTACGTCGAGACGCAGACGAACACCCCTGACCAACTCACCCCCGTCCTCTCGATCAACCCGAAGGACGGCGTCGGCGTCCTCTTCCGCAACCGCGTCGACGTGGGCGACAAGGCCGGCATCCCGATCTACGGGAAGTTCCTCGACTCGAACGGGAACCCGCTCCCGGCCGACACCCGCGTCGCGATCGGCTACCAGGCCCCGACCGACGAGTCGATTCAGGTCGTCTCTGATCCGAAGTCAACCATCGCGAGCTACATCAAGAACTCCGTCTCGGACCAGCAGGACGACCGGCGAGTCGACGCGGTCAAGCACGCGCTGAAGGGCAAGGGTCTCGAGGTCCGCGACATCGACGAGGCGTACATCCTCGTCGATTCGACCGAGCAGATCGACCACTCCCAGAGCGAGATCTACCTCGAGGAGTCGGCGCTGGCGGAGGTGGACCTCGAGTAATGTCGGTCGAAAAGCAACTCGAAAATGCGTCGTGGGTGCCCGGCAGCGTCTCCCTTCGGGAGTTCAACACTCAAGCCGGGACCCCGGGAGAGGAGACGGTCGTCGCGGAGATCGAGACGGGGCGGGCGCTCCAGCTCCGGGACGACCCGGACAGCGAGCTTCGGCTCGTTCTCCCGGCACACGAACACTTCACGACCGACGGATCGGCCGACAACTCGGAGACGTTCGAACTCGGTCACAACCTGATCGAGAGCCCGACGACCCAGGACTTCCTGCTGTGGGAAGATGGGTCGGTCGTCCAGCCCGACAGCGTCGACTACGGGGCCAACTCGTTCGATTACACGTCGAGCGGGACCAACACCGACCTCGACGTGTTCTACGTCGCTCGCAACCCGGCGTCGGTCGAGATCCGGAAGACTGCGCCCGGAGCGGGCGGCAAGGTCAACCAGACGCTCAAGGAGGCGCAGACGGCGATCCTGCACACCCGCGACCAAGCCCAGCAGGAAATCACGTTCGGGTTCGATCGGACGCCGCTACAGCCGTACCTTCCCCGGAAATTCCGGCTGCAGGTGGCCGTCGACGCGCCGTACAAGGTCGCGTTCGAGGCACCCGAGCGGGCCAACGGGACGCCTCGAGCGAACAACGCCCTGCTATCGCTGCCGCGGTTCCAGACCGAGGCCCGCATCGAGGGGCTGGGAACGCGCGTCAAGCAGGACATGATCGGAGTCACGGGGTGATCTCCCGTGCAGGGCGGTCTTTCCGAAGGAACCGGACCCGGCGAGCTTGCGGTCACCGCGACGGGAACGTCGTCGGAACCCACCGCGACCACGACCTCGAGCCCGGCGAACCAGAACCAAGCCCAGCAGCCGCCGGAGAGCCCGACGGCGCGACTCGTCTACGGCACGCAGTGGACGCAGGACGACATCATGATCGCCCTGCTGGCACTGCAGGCGCTGCTGCTGGTGTTCGTCACGATCCGATCATGAACGCACACACGCAGGGGCTCACGAGCCCCATCGACGGTATCGACATGGAGGTGAGCTAGATGCCGGGACCCGCGGCAGCACTGGCCGCCGGCGAAGCGGCCGACAGCGCAGCGGACGCGGCGGAACCGGCAGCGGAGGCAGTGAGCAACATCTCCGACAACATCAGCGATGCAGCCCAAGACAGCAAGGGGTTCAACGTCGCGATGGTCATCGGCGCGATCGCGCTCGCGTTCATCGTCTGGCGCGTGATCCAGATGACCCGCGGCCCCGGTCAGGCCGCGGACGGCGTCGGCGACGCCGCTGGGAGCCTCTTCGGCGGGCTGATGAACGCGACCTCGGGCGCTGGTGAGGCCGCCGGCGGAATCGGCGGCGCGCTCGGAGACATCTGGGGCGGCTCGACCGACGCGGCCGGCGGGATCGGCGGCGCGATCGGCGACGTGTGGGGCGGCGCGACCGACCTCGCGGACGGCGCGAGCGACTTCGGTGGCGATGTCCTGGGCGATGTCTGGGGCGGCACCACCGACGCCGCGGACGGAGCCGGCGACTTCGTCGGCGACACCGTCGACGGCGTCACCGACGCCGGCGGCAACCTCTTCGGCGGTCTGATGGGTGCCGGTGACGACGCGGCCGACGCCGGCGGTGACATGGTCGACGGTGCAACAGACGCCGGTGGGAACTTCGTCGACGGTGCAACAGACGCCGGTGGGAACTTCGTCGACGGCGCGACCGACGCTGGCGGGAACTTCGTCGACGGTGCTGGCGACGCCGTGGGCGATCTCACCGGAGGGCTGATCTAACATGGAGCCCACCGCCTTGCTCAACAACTTCGGCTTCCCGACCGTCGCGTTCCTGCTCATGTACCGCCTGTACCTGAAAGAACGCGACCAACGCCGCGAGGAGCGGAGCAAGTGGCTCGGTGCGATCCAAGAACACACGGCCGCCGTGCGCGATCTCCGGCGCGATGTCCGGACAGTCGCGACCGACGGCGGCACCGAGCAGGAGGGGGATGCCTCGTGATCGGTTCATCGACGGTCGGCCCCAACAGCCCGATCGAGCGCGTCCTCGAGGACTACGGCGTCGGAGCCTCGTCGTGGGGCGAGGACCTCGTCGAGAGCGACACCGAGCGGCTCCTGCTCGCGCTCCTGCTCGAGCATCGCGGGGAGAATGCGGTCGAAGCGCTCAACCCCGAGTCCGAGGACAGCCAGGAGGCCGCGTACTTCGTCACGGAGAGCCCGATCGCGGTGACCTCGACCGAGGAAAATCGGCTCAACTGGGGGTTCCCAGCGTCCTCTGTGACGATTTGGGGATTCACCGAGCCGATTTACGTCGCGTTCCGTTCGGGCGGAGACTATCGGAAGATCCCGCTCGAGCCGGGGGATGCGCCGTATCACGAAGCCCCAGAGGGGGGTCTCGGAGCCTCAAGCGCGTGGATTCGGAAGCGTAGCGACGACACGAACGACACGCAGGTAATCGTCAAAGCCAACAAATGACTGTAATCGGAGAGAAAACGGCGACCTACGAAACGCTACTGAGCGACCTCGTGACGGAACTCCTGACCTATTCGAATTGGTCGGACGCAGATACCTACGTCACGAACGACGGCAGCGATACCTCGTGGTACAACAACGGCAGGGTGCTACAGGACTCGAACACCGGCACCTTCCTGTTGATGTATCTCAGCGGGGGCCAGTGGCACGAACAGAACGGCACCCAGCGGCACGTTTCCGGAATCAAATTCGTCATCTCGACGGACTGGGATAGCACGAACCACTACCCGACCGGCTACACCAACGTCGGCTCACAAAGCGGCTTAGAGGCTAACGCCCTCGTTAGCAACGTTTCCAACGACGCACCGGCAACGTATGACGACTTCAACGCCACCTACGCCAACCATTCGGACTACGATTACCAGTGGTTTGCCTCGCCGTACGGCGTTTGGGGTTCGAACAACAACCTGAGCCGGGACACGATCCGCGGGACCTCTGTGAGTTACATCATGTCCGTCAAGGCGGACGGGTTCAACATCGGCACGTGGAACTCTAACGACGGTAACAACGGAATCGCCAGCGTTACGTCGTATGAGTACCTGAGCGACCGGTTCTTTGACGATCCGGGCATTCCGCTAATCGGACTCACCCGAACGTCGGACATCGCACAGGCCGCTATCTACGGGTTCACATCTTACTCGGACTCCGACAGCACCCACACGAACCGTAATGTCGGGTTCGACAATTCGCCCGTAGAAGACGCTGACTGGGGAATTATCAACCCGTCGAGTGAAGACGACACCTTCTTTTTCCGCTACCCAGCGGCGTTCAACACGACGGCGAAGACAGTCCCGGTCGCGTACCTCAGGCAAACCATTCCAAACGACTCCAGCGAAGGGGGCGCTCACGGCGACGACTTCACCCATAACAGCACCAACTACCGAGTGTTCGCACAATCCGGTGCAAGCACCTCAACGGTTCTCAGTATGGGCCTCAGACACGAATAACGCATGGTCACGCTATCCACCTCCGCAACGATAGGGAATGGCGGGATAGCAACGCCGACGTACACAACCACGGCACGACTCAGCCCCGGACACGACCCGCTCCGGCAGACCGTCCCCTTCGATCCCGCAGCGGGTGAAGGAAGGGCGACGACGGTTCAGCGAGCCAGAGATTCAATAGCCCCACCGACGGCGGCAACGCTGACGTACACGACCACGGCACGGCTTAGTCCCGGACACGACCCGCTCCGGCAGACCGTCCCGTTCGAACCATTCGGAATCGGTGCGACGGCGCGATCCCCGCCGAGCCGCTCGGCGGCCGGGTTGGGTGTTCGCCGGTCTACACTGATACCCGGTTCGTATTTCCGCGTTCTCAGGGGTGTAGCCATCGATACTGACGGGAATCGCCTCGGTGATGCGAAGTACATCATGGCAATGGGCGATCTTCCGACAGTCGCACCAGTCGCGAACGACGGGACCTTTACCATCTACACGCTCCGCTCGAGCTACGACGATTTCGTCCTCGTGGCGAGTTCCGGGCGGCAGGGTGTCGACTATACCTGGTACACGCCCGTCGACGTGGAGATCGGTCCCTCCGAGAACGATGTCGTCCTCGTGTTCGAACCGCGCGAGTTGAAGGGGCTGTACGCGGGTCAGGCAACCCAGATGGGGGGCTCGCTCCGATGATCGACCTCCCCGTCGACCTCGAGTTGCTCGCGCTGGTCCTCGTGGCGTTCCAAGCGGGGGCAGCGTGTCCGGCGTACTACGCTCGGGAGAGACTGCGCGGGTTCGGCCGGGCGATCTTCGACCGGCTCCCGTATCGATCACCGCCAGGGCTCGACGAGGAGCAGGCACTCCGGGAGGCCGCGGACGACGCCGACCCCGGCGACGAGGAGACGACCGAATCTTGACGACCGTCCACCCGATCCGTTCCTCGAGGAGCTGCTCGCGATCGTCGACGTCGACGACGTCCACGAACCGGCCCGACGCAGTACCGCGTTTTCCTTTAGTTACAAAATGAGTCTGGTATGTATGTGAGACTGGTAGATTTAGGACCGGCGGGTTTCAGTACAGAAAACGGGACAAACGTCTATTCGGCGCGGACGACTTTCTTCTCCTTGTCGACGAAGTACTTGTAGCAGAGATACAGGAGGTTCGCGAGGCCGATCGTCCACCAGCCGAGCAGCAGGAAAATCAGGATGTGGGCCGTGAGCGTCCCCTTCTTCCGCCGGATCATGACGGCGCTGTCGTTGCGTTCCTCTTGGATCTCCCAGCCCTCTATCTGCGCGTCCTCGATCTTCCGCTGCAGTCCCTCGGCCATATCGTTCGTCTCGAGACTGCCGTGACAAAAACGTTATCACTCACTCAGGGCGACGAGACGGGTCTACTCTTCGTTACTGTCTTCGATTTTCCGGAGGACTACCTCCCCCTCTTCCCACTTACCAACCATCTCGAGTTCGTCGTCCTCCTCCCAGTCCATCAACTGCATCATGAAAGGCGGGATCGAGAGGATACTGCTGTTTCCCGACGAACGGATCGCGCGCTCACCTTTCACCGTCGACTCGTCTGGATCGACATCCAGCGTCATCTGTGCTTTCTTGACCGAGATCTATTCTTCGTCTTCAACGGGACGGATCGTGATCTCCCTGCTGGCCCAATCGCCCTCGATCTCGACCTCGTCGCCCTTATCGAGTTCCAAGGTGTCCAAGAGTTCCGGAGGGAACGAAAGAATCGTACTCGTTCCCGAGGCCGTGAAGGTGCGCTTATCTCGAATCTTATTGTTCTCTGTATCAATCTCGACCATGCTCATCTTACTCCGTCCTATGGGAATAGTGCCGATAAATCTAATCAAGTTCTGAGTACCCTATCACAACGGTCTTACCTCTATAACAACTCCATCACTAACCCGCTGTATCAGAATGGGATTAGATTTAAAACCTTATGCCGACATACTTGCGTTTGTATGTCGGTGAGAGTCAACACAGAAACAGGCGAATTGGTCGATGACGGTCAACTGAGATCGGCCGGTTCAAGCACTGTTGTAACGATTCCCCCGGATATTCTCTCTCAGGCTGAGATGTCCGCGGGCGACGATGTCGAGTTTGCTGTCGACCTCGACAGTGAGGGCAAAATCGTCATCAGAGAGGAGGACGGCGATGAAGCCTAACCAGTCGACGCTCGACGGGGAGCGACAGACCTCGCTCGGCTCGATCGCGTCGACGGAGCCGGTCGTCGACGGCGTCGAGCAGGTCCTCGTCTCGTCGTCGTCGAACTCGAGGACCTCCTACCATCGGCAAGACCCGCACAACGAGGGGCATCCGAAGTGCGGGCAGGTTCTTCGGGCTGACCGTTCCGAGTGGGACCAGAAGCCGAAAGAGGCGATGAGACGGTCGTCTGCGAACCCCTGCCCGACCTGCTACCCGGACGGTGATCCTCGATGATCCTCTCGACAAGGAAGAGCTTCACTTTCACCACGGTACCATCGGTTTGTTATAGCCCCGACGAGAATGCAGAACAGACGGGTTCGCCGTCGCAAAATGCGGCTCCCGTTACTAACTCCGTCGGCGTCACCCAGTTCCACGTAGCCGACGCCGCCGGAGCCCCCACGAGAGCCATGTGTCTATCTGGACCGAACTCACTAAAATCCGCGGACAGACGTAGCGCAAGGTGGTTGTCATGAGTCAGGCGTCCCTCGTTGACTTCGAGAGTGACGACGCCGGCATCGACGATCGCGTCGACGAGGTCGACCTCGAGGCCGTCGACGAGGACGACCTCGAGCGCCTGACCGAGGCCGAGCGGGAGGTCGTCGAAGCGACGAAGCTCGGTGACTACGGCGTCCGTGAGTACGGCCGCAAGACGGAGCGACGGCCCGGAACGATGGGCAATCTCCTAGCGACCGCTCGGGAGCGACTCGCAGGGGGTGACGACGATGTCTGACCGGGACGAATCGATGTGGTTCTGTCCCCACTGCAAGAAGTGGGTCGGCTACCGGCTCGATCGCTGCCTCGAGGGCCACGACCGGCCGCGGTTCCCGCTCCGATCCGACGATGTCGATTTCGACGCCTCTTGGCGCGTCGATCTCCGCGATCGGCTCCGCGGCAAACTCCGCTCGCTGCTGGGGTGGTTCCGGTGGGACTGATCGGCACCTGCGACGACTGCGGTATCGAGGGCGTCCCGCTTCGGTTCAAGCCGGATGTCCCGAGTTCCGAGCAGACCCGTCCATCGATCTGTAACGACTGCAGGATCGAGCGCGAGATCGTCCTCGAGGAGTCGCGTCCGGCACCCATGTTCCCGGAGGAGGGCCGTCTCCCATGAGCAGCGACGGACGCCAGCCCGCAGCGGCGTCGATCGACGAGGACCGGCTCGACTTCGAGGCCGCCGAGGACGAGCTGACCTCGAGTTGGGAGCGGGCCCTCGAGGAGGCCGCGGAGATCGAGCCGATGCAGCCAGGCGAGTTCGCCGTCAGGTTCGAAACCTCCGACCGGACTCACGTCGTCCGTCTCGCCGGCGACGGAGCGGGCTACGCCGGCCGCTGTACGTGTCCCGGCTACCAGTTTCATGATGGACCGTGCGCGCACCTTTGCGCCGTCTTTCAGCGGTCCCTCGAAGAGCCGACGCTCGTCCCGGAGGTCGATCTAGGATGAGCGAGACGTACCATCTCCGCTGCACCGACTGCGGAGCCGAGTCGGAAGAGTCCCCCCGTCGCTGGGAAACGTGCCCCGTCTGTCAGGGTGATGTGGTGGTGGTAGCGTGACCCGAGACGGATCACTCCGGACCTTCGACGGCGTCCAGGAGCGCAACGACGAGGCGACCGACGACGTGCGCACCGACGGGATGGTCCCGAAGCCGACCCTCACCGGTCTGACCGACGCCGAACGGGAGGTCTTCGTCTCGGTCGACCTCGAGGGACTGTCGCCGTCGGAGCTAGCTAGCTTCACGAAGTGGGAGGCATCGACGATCCGAACGATTCTGTCGCGAGCCCGTCGCAAGCGGGCGGAGGACGACCATGACGACTGATACCGATTCCAACGACGACACCGAGTTGTACAGTACCGTCGGGCCGGACATCGCTGCCTCGCAAGAGGACCGCGAGCAGGCCGCCCGGATCATCGATGTGATCGAGAGCCTGGACACGCTCACGAAAGAGGACATCATCGACGAGTATGAGCGGAAGTACCCGAACACCAAGACGTTCAACGACGAACGGACCACCGGCGGGCTCGAGAAGAAGTACCGGCCGGCTGCGCTCGATCTCCCCGGATTCGGTGAGAAACGAGAGACATGCGGGAAGCCAATTCCTCACGTCTGCGACTGCTGCGGGGAGATGGTCAAGATTGGTCGGACGTGCAGTCAGTCGATGTGCCCGAGGTGCGCGCCGAAGTGGGTCCTCAAGACCGCACCGGGGATCGTCAACAACATCATGGGCGCTGCCCGGATGATGTCCGCGAACAACGATTACGACGCCGTATACAAGCATCACGCCGTTCTCAGCCCGCCCGAAGACCTGTATATCGACGCTGAAAATCCCGAGCAGGAGCTTATATCGCTCGCTCAGGAGTTCATGGCGGAAATCGATATGCAGGGTATCGCACTGTATCATCCGTGGACGGGGCAGCCGACCGAGGACGACGAGGGCGACGACGCCGTTCTCAACGAGGCAGAGGACTTCGAGCAGAACCATGACGACGACATCGGCGAGTGGAAGGAACGCCTCTTCGAGGGTCGTGACTGGTACGGGGACGTTCGCGAGGAACTGCAGCACCGGCCCCACATCCACCTGATCGGAGCCTGTCCTTGGTTCCCCGGCGGCGATGTCACGAAGCTCGTGAACGCGGAAACGGACTGGGTCATTCACCGAATCACCGGGAAGAGAGAAGGCAACTCGCCTATCTCTCTCGGTGGGATTCGCGATGTCGCCCGCGCCGTCGTCTACGCGCTCAGTCACGTTGCGATCGACACCCGCGAGGACGGGAAGGGTGGCGATCACAACAAGTACATCTACGGCAAGAAGGGCAAGGAGTTCCTGAACGCCGACGATCGCGACCTCGAGGAAGCGAAAGCGAAGTGCAATGCGGTCGCCCCGCTGCTGCTCGGAATCGAGAAGATGGAAGCGTCGTGCCGCGAGGAGATCCCCGAAGAGGAAACCGACCACGACAGTGACCCCGCTGATGAGGACGCGCTCGACGACCTCGAGGACGACGCCGAAACCTCGTCGACGGACGAGGACGAGATCTCGATGGCGACGTGTCACGGAAACCTCGTCTCGATCGACCGGGCCGACTTCGTCGACGATGAGGAATGGCGATCGAAGGCGCTCTTCGCCGACGAGGCCGTCCGTGCAAAGCAGGAGTGGGAAGAAAAGGGCGGCTGGGAGGGATGGCTCGAGCGGCAGACAGGGCAAGCGAGGCTGCCGACAGACGGCGCTGAGTCGGTCGACAGCCCACCGCCCGGCTAACCCGCAGATCACTCCGTGATCGCCCGCTGGCCAGCCGTGCGTCTATCCTTCGCCCCTCCTTTTCGCCGTCATTCTGTTGTCGACGTCTTTTCGACCTCGAGCGACAGCTGACCCTCGTCGTCGACGGCCCGGATCTCTTCGTCGGCGGCGGCCGACCACGTCGTCGACGGACAACTATCCAGCATCCGACAGTGTCATTATATCCAACCGAAACGGAGGTTTTCCGGCTGCCGTCTTGCGATTCTGGGGACCTCCAAAATCGCCGCGTCCACAACCCCGAAATCGAGGGAGCAACGCACAGGCTGAGAATGGCCGTCTCGAGGCCTGAAACGCCGAAGTAGGTTCCCGTTACTCTCCGGTAATGCTGACCTTCGCAAGGACGCCTGTTACAAACCGCGGACAGGCGCGTAGCGCCGTCGACCCCCCGAAATTTTTTGCGCGCCGCTAGGCGCGCGAGCCGAGCGAAGCGAGGCGGCCCTTTAGCTTATCCTGCCAGCCCGAGCGCCGGCCGGGGCCGAGGCGGGGCCGACCCCCACCCACCCGCCGACCGCGCTGCTCGACGAGCCCGTCGACGGCGATCGGCGCGACTGTCTCGGCTACTCATCCGTCGGCCACTGATACTTGATATGGCTCGGCTTCTCGATGACTCCCTGATCGACCGCCCGGTTCAACGCCGGCCGGACGACGCGCTGCCACCAAGAGTCCTCTCCTTGCCCGTCCAGATGCGTCTGCTCGTAGAGCGCACTGACGAACTCCGCGCGGGTTCTCGGACCGGACTGCTGCTGCAGCCACTCGAGCGCCTCGAAACCGATCTCGCGGCGTTCCTCTCGGTCACGGGGCTTTCCCGGCCGCCAGTCGGCCAGCGCGTCCTCGAGGCCGTCGTGACGACCCGCGTCGACGCGCGCCTCCTGGTCGTCGTCGACGGCGTGGCCAGCAGCGACGTGGTCGTCGCGACGATCGTCGTCGACGCTCGCCTCCTGGTCGACATCGTCCTCGAGGCCCTGCTCGCCGAGCCCGCGCTGATCCGGATGGTCTGCTGGGTCCGGTGGCGGCGGAGCGACGACGCGATCGACGTGCCACCATGCGACTGCGCGACTCCCGATGTCTTTGCTCTCGAGGGCATCGGCGCGCTCGAGCAGTCGGAGATCGTCGAGGACTGTCCGCCGCGTCACGTCGTCCTCGAGGGCATCGACTACCTCCGTGGTCGATACAACGGGGTCAGGATGCCGTCTCACGGCCTTCTCGACTCTGTCGAGTCGGTTGCTCATACACCACAGTAACCCCCACCGCTGTTAGTATTTCCCTCGTATTTCTCTCACACTACCCTCGCATTTCTATCCCATTTCTCACCTGTTTCCTATCCATTTCCTTCGAAGGAAATACCAGACACTCGGCTCTCCCGTTCAATTCCCAAGCGAGTATTTGGACAATTGAAGTGTATCCTATACGGTAGTTCTCTCCGTAATCTCGCTAAGGAAGTTCCTTTATAAAGAATCGGCGAGGTCCTCGGCTCGATCGGCTTCGTCGACGGCGCGATCGCGCTCGTCGACGAGCTGACCTCGAGGAGGCCGGTGGACGTTCGTCAATTATCGCCACTTCGATTCGATCCGGGTTCGGTACCGGAGTCCGACGACGCTGGTGTTCGCGATGTCCTGAATGACGTGCGGCGGATGCTCTTCGCGAGCGGCGTCGATGTTCTGCTCCGATTCGATCAAATGCGTCAAAGCGGCGTCGATAACGTCTGACGTGGGCGGTTCGTCTTCCGGGCCGTCCCG